AGCAGCTGTATTGGTGATCCGCTTGATGTATTTGATCTTGATGCTGGCATCGCTGATGAGCAAGCGCCGACCCTCAATCACCCAGTCCGAAGATTTGTATTCGTAGACCTCAATCACCCGAAGGCAATACGGATCCGTGGGGAGAATGTGGGAGGAGCTGAAATCGAAGACCTCAGTGTAATCAGCGTCAGCCGTGATTGCCACTCTGTGCGTGGCTGAGTTCCAGTTCCGTAAGCGAAGGACGGTATCCTTAGCCAAGGCCAGCCGTGCATTCATGGTGGTGGCTGGCGACCCGGTGTCCGTTGAGATGTCTTCAACTATCGTAGCCCCAAGGGAGATCAACGCTGCATTAGCAATGTCGGTATCAGTCGTCATTCGCTTTCTCCAAACAAAAAGGGGACACCCACTCCTGCGAGTGTCCCCCGTTTCTTGTTAGCTCGTCCGGTTGGACAGGCTGTTTAATCGACGGTGTAAGCCATTTCGAGGGTCATCGTGCCACCGACACTTTGAACTCCCGTAACGGTCGTTACACGGACGTCAAACATCCCACCTGGATCCGATGAAAAGCCAAGCAATTCCCAAATGGTCTTGCCGTAGTTGGCAATTCCAATCGGTCCAACCGCGCCAGAACCGGCAGAAGTTGGATCCAAGCCAGTACCGAGGATATCGCTATCATCGTTGGTGGCGTCATCGACACCATACAAACCAACCGTGAGGGTGGATGTAGTGGTGCCCAAGTCGTCCCAATGGAGCTTGGAGAGGTTCGTAATGATCCGCGCATTGGCTGGCAAACGAGCCAGATCATACGTGGATGCAATGGAAGCCGCAGCAGTGACCTCTACTGTATCATTCGCAAACCGAATACGTCCGCCAAGCAAGCCCACGGGGGCCATCTTGGAAGGCGTAGAGTTGGCAATCAACGTCATCACCTTCGAGCCGTAGAGGGTTTCAGTAGCCATGATTATTTCTCCCTTTCTGGCTTATTCGACACAGGCAATCTCGACGACCTTTTCATCTTCGATGCGTGTAGCACCGACGGCCTGCTCGAGATAAACTTGAGTGGAATACGATTTGTCAGCACGCTCGCTGACGCGGACCATGATCTCCTCACCCATGGCTAGACCCATCCCGCTCTCGCACCAGAGTGGGCAAGCGTAGGTGGTTCCGGTCAGGAGTGTGAGACGCTGCGTTAGGATGAACGTAATGCCCATCCAAGACTTGACGTTGCCTTCGACCAACGCTTTCACAGTGTTGTAATCAGCCGACGCCACTTCCGTGGTGTTCAACAGATCCGTCAACTCTGCGGCGCGAATGGCCATATACATCCGGTTCATGGGATCGTCCAGGTCAACATTGTTGCCCCGCAAGATCTCAAGAGCCTCAAGAAGTTTGGCTTTGGTCAAGCCCGCAGTGGCGGCAGCAACCTTCTGTCCGGCAGGAAGAGCCACGGTGGAAGCCGTGTCGTCTTCGTCCATCGAATAGGCGTTGCCGGTCAAGGCGGTGATGATTTCATCATCCTGTGCGCGACCCAAGGCGTAGGCGGCGTTGATGGCATAAGATCCTTCAGGATCAGCCAGCATCCGAATACGGTCAGGGTTGTCGATCAAATCCGCCCAGTTGTAATCGTTCATAGTGATCCGACGACGACTGTGAGGAGTGTTCACTTGCGGAGTGTCTTGATGCCGACTTGTACGCAGTTGCGCCGTGGTCGAACCGATCCGCTCGTAATAACCAGCTTTGCCCTGAAGGAAATCAGGGTCGGTCCGAACACCTTGACGGAGTTTGGATCCTCGCTGTTGCGAAAGGATGATAAAGTTGTCCTTAAACTGTTGGACATGACTAACAGGGATTTCTAGGGACATATCTCGCTCCCAATGAGGTTTCAGTTAAGAAGTTTCATCGGTGTGAGCTACCCGAACATATCGGACCCTGCCTTGCCGGTTGTGCCGGCCAGTCATCCGTCTTACCGGATGTAGTGGACCCACGTTGGAGCTACCCACTAATCGGACCCGCAGTGGGCTACCCGACGCACGCATCTTTGACGATATGGAGGGATGATGTCAAACAATAAAAAAACGCCCTGGATTTCGGGGATCCAGAGCGTCTTTTGTAACCTCCCAGGCCAGGGAGTGTGTGTCCAGCCTAGTCCTACGCTATATCTGGTGATCCCGTCAATACGTAGTTGGCATATTTAGTAGCCAGGTCGTATGGGTTTTCGATCCCGACCTTGCTGCTATTTGCCGTCGCAAACTCCAAACATCTCAACCGAATGTACTCCTCATCACCCATTGGGGGAACTGCCATAGGCTGAATGATGTTGCTGGAACGTGGGTTGCTAAGCTTTTTTAGCTTCTGGCGGGCTTCGGCCTGTGCCTTGCGCCCAGCCTCTCCTGTCGCAGGCATTAGGTGTTCCCCCGTTCGTTGGCCTCGTTCTGGAGATCAATCATCCGTCCGGTCAGGGCGCTCATCTCGTCAACCGCAGCCCTGTGGCCGGGATCCTTCTTGTTCCGATAGGCGCTCTCAGGATTGTGCATGATCTCTGCTCGTTGAGCCATTATGGCTTCGAGGCCATCGCTGTTACCGCCGCCCCCGCCACCGCCAACAGCACCCTTGTCATTCGTATTGTTATCTTCCGTGATACCCTTGCCGATATCCGCGAAAGCATTTGCAAATCCTGCATTTGTAGTAGCCAATTCGAACATTCCTTCTGCCATGTCACCTGGAAAATAATGATTGATTGCCGCATCAATTAGTGCGGCGTTGTTATCGAAACTAGCGCCCCACTGCGACTTAAGGGCAACTCCAGTTTCCGATCTCTCAGAAATTGCAGCAGCATCTTGAGCCTTGTCGTTAGCCACAGAACTCTCGACAAAAAAGCTGTAAACGTCCTGGGCATGAGCCGCCGACAGCCCCTTCGAATGGGCGAAAGCTGCAAAGCCCTCGCCAAGATGGGCCGGAACCTTGTACCCTTCAGGAGCACCTTCCGGCAACTCAAATGAATAACCGTCAGCAGCCTCAGGCCGACCAAGTTTTCCATAGAATACCGATCGCTCAACCTCTGTAGCGGCCTCCCCCGGCATAAAGATTGCGTTCTCCAGCTTGGCCCCATGCTCACCGATGGTCTTCTGTCCATTGATGTAACTGGTAGCTAACCCATTCCAATCCTTAATATCCTTCAGGGATGCGTGCTCCCTCAAGTCCTCGTTAATGTGGCTTAATTGCTCTTCGTCCATCTGCCTATTCCTCTTCTATTGGGGTCACCAGCACTTGCTCCGCAGGGGCTCCTACCCGACGGCCGATATGGTCGATGATGAGATCTCTGGCACCCACGGAGTGAGCAAGTGCCAGAGCATCCATTCCCGGCTGGTACAGGGACTTCCCATCAAGGAACTGTCGTTCCAGATCTTCCATCACAACGCGCCCATCAGGGGAAGAAAAGACGCGCTTATAGCAGGCTTTCACTTGAGCTACGGTTAGCTTGTTTCGAGTGATTACCTTCGGTTTCTTAGCCATTATGCTGCTGCCTGTGTCCTTGCCGATGCACCCGCAGTGGCGATATCACTGGCGATACCAGCGCCAGCTTGAGCCTGTGCCAAGCCATCTTCTTTCTGTTGCTGTTTAGCTCTTGCCTCACGAAGCTCAAGTACCATTTGATCCGTTCGCAGGAACTGCTCTGGTTGCTCCGAATTGTGATGCAGGAACTTCTGCACTTCGTCCATATCGACCAGATCCAAAGAAGCGGGGTCGATCTGAGCGACAGCGGCAACACCCTCAAGCCATCGCAAGGTGCCTGAGATCTCCTGCTGCTTCTGGGCCCGAGACAATGGACCCATGTATGTGATCGAAAGCCCACCACGGGCAAGTGCATCAATCAGCGCAGAAGGCATCTGACCGAGCTTGCCAGCACGAAAGAGAATATTAAACCCTCTCTCAATAATCGGACTTTGAAGCTCGTACTCCAGACGGCCAAGGATTGGCCCAAGGATACGCTGCATCAAATCAAACCGAACCTGAACCTCCGTCGCAGTCATCGTGGAGTTTGTCGGAAGCTCAAGCTGGTCGGCAAAGAACGCACGACGTATCTCGTTACGGTATTCATCCAGCTTGATCCGATTAACATCGAACCTCGCCTTGCTCTCAAAAGCCCTGAGCGAGCGGTCCATGTCTCTAACGACTGTGGCCTTTCCTGGCCGCATGTCGATCTTCCCACCAGCCACGCCGTCCTCCTCAACAAGGAGGGGCGGATCCAGGGCTTTTGCCCAAGCGTTTAGCTCGAGGCGGGTAGCCTCATTTAAGACTTTGATATCAGGCAGCGCATTGTCTGCCGGCCCTCTGCCCCATGTCTCACCAGCAACTTGTGACCAGCGCGGAACAGCGCATGGGAACTCATGGTAGCCGCTTTTCGCAGCGGTCACTTTGTTCTGGGGATCGATGTGGACGGAGACGTATCTCATCCCGTCAGGGGCGCTAACTCCATCAAAGTCTCCATCAGGAGCAATGACTTGGATATACGGATGCCGCTTCGCGGGGTCTTTCACCAAATCGGTACGAACTTTAGGGGCGACATTCTCTTCGCCATATTTTTGGATCGCTTGCCGTGCGGTGTAATGCCTCGTCAGATAGACCGTATCCACCAAGCCACTGCTGCTCTCCTCAATCACATAGTCCTGAATACTGAATGTCGTGAAGACCAGATCTTCCATAGCTGGGCCAACGCCGTCAGGCTCCTGCAGGATACAGGAGGTGCCGAAGCCACTTACGTCGAGATAAGCTTCGTGAACCTGAGTGTGGAAGTTGCCCCGGTTGAAGGCTTTCCACAGAGTGTCAGCCGCTTCGTCGAAGAACTGTCGCACCTCTTTAATGCTATCCGTCTCCGTATCGCCAGTAGTGAACCCGAACCACTTCACCGCCGAACTGGACATCGTCCCGTGTAGCGCGGCGGTCAGGACAGAGTGAGCGTGTTGACCAGAGGAGGAGTATCTTTTCTGGTTCCGCTTCCCACCCTTGGTACGTTCACCCTGGATCTGGTTCTTGCGAGGGATCAGGTTGTCGGCAATCTCCTGCCAGCTCTGCTTCCACACACCGCGATCGCTGTCGAGGGCATCCCGGCGAAGGACGATGTCCTCTGCCAGCCTGTCGGATGCGGGAGAACGTGCGGATAGTTTTGGTGTCTTAGCCATTAGGCAGCTCCGATCTGTCGTGATTTAGGAAATAGACGGGAGGTGAAGAGAGATGCGTCACTGATCGTGTTGCTGCCAATGGATATGATCGTGCTCTCGAAACCTTTCTTTTCTGGGTCGCCATCCAGTATTTCTTTAAGCGCGGCTGCGCCTTTCTGCTTCGCTTCTTGTTCCGCAACGATCTGGCTTTGAGCCAGTCCTGCAGGAGAGGTTGGTGCAGTTACGCTGAGTGACGAGGATATCGGCGCGGAGAATAGTGGCTGCACCACCGGGAGGGTCTGCGCGACGATTGGCGTTCTTGCTTCTGATTGGATGCTTGTCGGGCCCGCCCCTGAAGCAGCTCCTCCAGATGCGTCTACCCTAATCCCCGGATCCCCGCCTTCACCAGATGGAGCCCCCCCAAAGTCATCGGCTTCATTGCCGGGGTTGCCTTGTGGATCCGAGCTAGTGCCTGGTGCTGGCTCAGCTTCGAGAGCATCCAAGCCAAGAGCAGCTAGCCCAACCACGGCGAACCCTAATCCCTGGCCAAGCACAGTCGCCAAAGCGCTTACCGGAGTGGGATTAAAGAAATTTGACTTGCCGCCGAAAATCCCCTCGACAGGCGCGGGTGTTGTTCCTAGCCCATCATCCATAGCTGCCACAGCATCTTGCTGGGCTACGCTAATAGCGTCGTCACCACTATCAAAACCTTGAGGGCCATCATTCTGACTTGCAGCTACACCAGGGTTGTGACCCTCGTTGGCTGCTGCGCTAAAGCCGGCGTTCTCGCCACCAAGATCCATGCCCGCAACACCTCCGACACCAACCCCACCTTCGGTGCCTGTGCCATCGCCGTCTACGCCAGTCCCTCCAACTGAGCTGCCAATTCCTTCGTCTTCTACGCTGGCCGCACTGCCAGGAGAACCAGGGCCTTCGCTACCGCTCATATCAAAGCTCCTTTATGAAGTAACCACCTACATGGACAGCGCCTAAATCAGTATAGATCTTCTCGCTGTGCTCGACATTAATCCCGAACGAGTTGGAATAATGAATAGCTTTAACGTCAGATTGAACCTGACACCAGTCGAAAAAGCCAGCAGCCATTTCCCTGCCGATGCCCCTGCCCCGGTATGACGGAGCTACATAGTGGAACAATTCCTCTCCAATTACGTCCCGGCTGAACCACATCTCATGCGTCCACCCGACGAAAAACCCCACCATCTCACTGTCTTCCATAGCATAGCGGAAGTAGCATGTGGGAGAGTTTGCGTAGCCCCGAACCATCTCAAATATTTTATCCCGGTCCACAGAAGCGTTCTTGAACACGCTCTTGGCCATGTCTGGGAAGAACACTGGGAAAGCTATGTCCACCAATTCTGGCGTGACCTTAAATAGCATCATGGTTCTCCATTCCTGTCACCTGGAAGGGAATATAGCCACCACGCCCCCTCACCCTGCCAAAGTCCAACTGCATGATACCGTATCTGGTAGCGGCCATGAGATCGTCTCGGATCTTCACCACCTCACCCTTCTTCCTGTGGTACATGCGGAACTCATCGAACCAATCGGTTAGATGATCTGCGACCAGGAGCCGCTGTGTTTGGAAGCGGCCCAGCATATCCATGATCCCGCTCTCCACGCCATACTCTCCGTCAGGGAACATGGCTCGCTCTCGCAACATCTTCAGCCCTTCCTTTTGGTAGAGCCCTTTGATGGTCTTTCCGGTGTCCTGGGTGGAGTGTGTGGTGTGCTTAAGCCCATCATGGGGCCACGCAACTGGTATCCACTTCCCCCTTGCCCTGATTGAACTTGCGTGGTCAGGGATCGAAACCTTATTTCTTTTGTAGCAATCATAGAGATAGGCGGTATCGTGCTCTCGGTCATAAGCTATCCAGACGCAAGCGGTGGGATGGTCCCATTCGCCAAAATCAATGGCGGCGATATGTTTGAACCACTGAGGGAAACCAGTACGGAAGCGATCCTGTACGTTGAACCTAATGCTTTCCTCCGTGATTGGAAAGATCCTGCCGGAGCCCAGCAATGGGATGCCTTTGGCGCGAGCCTCCCGCTCATGGTCAGGGTAGGAAGCGATGATCGCCCGTTTGTCTTCATCAGAGTAGTGGTCGACCTCGTTGATCTCCATATTGACGACGCCGCGATCGACAATGCCGTCAGCATCCTCGGGGGATGGGTTGATAAAACGCAGCACCACTTCGGACATGCCTTTAAGTGGCGTAAATGTGATCCATACTGGCCCCCGTACTGCATTCGTCCTAGTCAGGCACTCAGTGTAAACGTCAAGCGGGGGTTCCTCATCACACCAGATGCAATCTACCGTTTCCCCTTGAAGGTTTTCCCGACCTTTTTCGTAGAATTTGAAATACAGATAACTGAAGCCATCAAACTCTCCCGCCGCATTAAAGTGCCGGATCTTTACGTAGTCGAGCAGATCGGCCACGCCCCTAGCAAGCTGCACATGGTCGAGTGTATCCCCTGGAATAGCCCCGGTCCCGTAGTCTCTGCCGCGACCCATCAAAATCCTTTGAGGATTGTCCCGCGTACTTTCGCCTGAGACACCTAGAGCCCAGGCAACGATAGGTCTATCGAAGACCTTGCCATCCCAATCCGCGGGATAGCGTCCTGTCAGGTGATAGGACATCTCCATGCCGCCGGCCCAGGTTTTGCCCAGCTGATTGCCAGCCATAAAGAGGCGCTCTCTTTTGAGGGCCCCCATGCTGTGGAATGCTGCTTGCTTCTTGTAAGGCTTATACCGCCGCGCAAGGTTCCTAGTCACCTTGGCCTGAAGGGACTGATAAAGACCCTCAAGATATGTGAGCCCTTCTTGTTGGGATCTGCGATCAAGAGCTTCGCGTGACGGCATATGCTTAATCTCCGGTTATGGTTTTGATTTCATCTTTTGTCGCCTTGGCCACATCAGCCACAGGCTTCGTCAGCACTCGAGTGACATCGATAGCAACCTCTACCGGAGCGGTGACTATTGTAGCAACATCATCGACAAGACCTAGAATAGATTTAAACATTACATGCCTCCGTCTCTGTTTTTGAAGATGATCTTTTTCATCACCTTCTCGTGCTGACGCCGGAGCTTTCGAGTTGGCGCCAATGATCTGACCTTCATAGTACCATC